ATCAAGAAATACCATTTTCGCAGACTCTTTTAATCTGTTGTCACCAAATGAATTGGTTCCACCAGCAGATGAGTGTAAATGTGGATCGTCAAATACAGGACAGTGAGCAACAGTAATTTTGTTACCTAATGCACTATATGAAACGAAATTAGCACCTAAGCTAACATCTCCGTTTACACCAGACATTGAACCTCCAGCCATTGCGCCAGAAGGAGCTACAATAAGATCTTTCATTGCTCTGTGAAAAGCAAGACGACCTTCAGTTCCAGTAAATACAACCCACTCATTACCATCAGAAGCTTGTGCATTTAAAGAAATCTTAGCGATAAACTCAGTAATAATATCTTCAGTTAAAGACCCCATAGAATATGAAGCTTGATTAGAAGCATTAATTTGAGCTAATAAACCATCTCCAGTTACCATTGAAGTAGCTTGTGTACCAGAAGTACCAAGTGTACTAGAAGTTGGAGCGGTAATATAAGATTGTACAGCATTAGTAATAGAAGTTCTTCCATACCATCTTTGTAGCTCTTGTTGGTACATAAATTCATCCATCATCATTTGCTCTCTAGTAAAATACCACAATCTAGAACCATTATTTTCAATCCAAGTAACGTCAGTTAAATCTTTACCAGTAACTGTACATTTCTTTCTCATTGTAGTTAAATAGTTCTTATGTGTAGAAGGGTATACCCAGTTTTCACCTACATCAGCACCGTCAGACCCATTAGGGAATGCAGAACCAATAGATGCTATAATAGCACCTTGTGCGATATCATTTGTTAATAGTGGATTAGCAGTACCATCTACCATTTCAAATTTTACAACTGCTGAAGCTGTAGTAGTATCTAAACCACCACCCGCAGCTGTTCTTGTTATATCAGCTATAGGGTCTTCTACTACAACAGCTACCGCTCCTGATTGAAAACGAACTAAATCCCATTTGTTTAAGAAACTTGCATGCGCAAATCCAGATGTAGTATAAACACCTTCACCATCAAATGATAAATAGAATGCATTACCATCAGCATCCATATTAGTATAAGCTCCAGATGTAACAGCAGTTGCTCCTGTAGCAGCAGTAACACCATTCCATGTTACATTATCTAAAGAAGCCCAGCCATTTGAATAAGAAGGTTGATTATACCTTCCCATTACTTTCCATTCAAAAGAGTTATCACCTAACACTTTTTCTTTTGCGTATCTACCAGTACGCTCTAATAAATATGTAGCTGCATATCTAGGGTATTGCTGAATCAAAGTTCTAGCAATTTCTGGATACTGCATTAGAGCTGTATTTAAGGCATTTTCCGCGGTGGTACCACTTCCGTAAGTACCCGTATATGTTGTTGCCATTTTTTTAAATTTTATTAATTAAACATTATTTTAATTTGCTCAATTAACTTTCAACTATATTAGACTTTGTCTTACTTTTGTCTACTCGCTCATGAACGTCTTTGGGTCAAACGCAGTCCCTTTCGGTTGATAAGGATTGTGATTTTTCCCACTGTTAAGGCTTGGCGATTGTATTTTGTCCATTAGACTCTTACTACCTTCGTTACGACCTTGAGAACGAAGAATGTCTTTGATTTGGTCTTTATATAGCAGAAACATAGCGACGTCAGCGACATTGGCGTGACTAGACCATAATTCTTTTGCCATATCTTTAGTAGCAAATCTATAAACTTCTTCTTTCTGTTTTTTTGTTACTTTTCCTCCCATGAACCTATCCATATCTTTTAAGTGGCCTTGAAGACCTTCTCTCGCCTCTCTAACAATTTTATCTCTTTGAGCTACATTTTCTTGTTGTTGATTATATAATGTATTTTTTTGTTGTTTAACGGCGTTTTTAATTGTTCTTTTTATTTCTCTCCCTTTAATTGTAATCATTCCATTACGTTGCATTTTGTCTATTGAATCATCTATTTCATCATTAGATAGTCCGTCTGCTTTCAATTCTTCTATAACTAATTCTTTATTAGAATATGTTAAATAATTTTCTAATGTTTCAATTTGAGGAGATGTAGGTTCTGAACTTTGTTCATCGCCCTTCATAGCGTCTAAAGCGCTTTTAATTTCATTTTTAGAAGCTCCTTCTAATCCTAATTGTTTAGAAACTTTTTCCCAATCAATATTTTCTTCGGGGTTATTATTAACTTCCCACTCATAATTTTCTTCTGTCTCTTCTTCAGATGGGTCTTCTGTTTTTTTATTCCATCCCCATCCATCTTCTTCGTTTGTCTCTACATTAGACGATTTTTCTTCACCCTCGTCTACAGGTACATCAGGTCCTAAATCTCCTGTAGGAGAATCTGATGTAAACGCTAATGGATTAAATGAATCTTTGTTTTCTGTTGTTTCACTAGTAGATGTAGTTTCTTCTACTTCTTCTACTAAGCTTGATTTTTCTTCTGACATATTATTTTATTTATTGGTCCCTATTTCGCAAAGATACAAATTATTTTACAATTTTATCCTTCGCTCTAATTTTATCTTCGTATGTTGACTCTTTAACAGCTTTTAGTTTTGATTTATCTTTGTCTTTATCTTCTCTATCTTTATCAATTTCGTGGTCTGCTAATTTCTTAGAAAACTCAGCGTCTATAGAAGCGTCATGTAAATCTCTTTTATCATCTGATTGTATTTTAGCTACTTCTAATCTTGATTCAGCTCCAATTTCAGCCACTTGAATTTTTGCTTCATTATCCATTTGTTTTAATTCAGATTCCATTTGGAATTTAGCCTGAGCAGCTTGTTGTTCAGCTTGCATTTGCTGCATAGCTTGTTCTTGTTGAGCAGCTGCTTGTTTTTGCATTTCATCCATGCCTCTTTCTAAAATCTTTTCAGCTTCTGTCATAGTGTCTGCTTTTAATACTTTAAGTATATTTAATAAATCAATACTTCCTGATTGTAAAGCGGATTGAGCTAATTGATGTACAACTTGTTTCATTGCGTCGTCTTTTCCACTATCTCCTATATATACTCCGAAATCCTGCAAAGCAACATCAGGCATTATATTTAAAAATTTATAAGCTCCATCTCCTAATATCATTGCAGCTTTTTTGCCATTAGCCCAAGCTATTTTCATGCTATTACATAAACATTCTAATACTCTTTGTTTAACTTCTCCATGAGAATAAAACCAACTTTCTGTAATAGTTGAAGATTGCATTACGCTTCTTTGAACATTACCAACATATTCATATTGTTCAACAGCTCCTTCTCTTTGTCTTGTAACTCCAGACAATTGACCAGCCATATCCTCTAGCATCATTTTTAAATTAATTAATTGCTGAACAGATTGAGATAGAGTAAAATCAACTTGTTGAAATTGATTAAATGATTGTACTTGACCTCCCTCATCTTTTGAATTAATAGGTATAATACCATCTGTTTTTAAATGATATAATACTGTCTGCATATCCATTCCTACATTTGTAGGTATTTGAGAAGTATCGTAAACAACAGCTTTTCCACCAGAACGAGCCATAGCTAATTCTATTTGATATATTACAATATTATATAACATCTGTACATTATGTAATAAATCAACCATAGAATTTGAAGTTCCTGTAGTATTTCCTTTTATACACCCAATATATGACAATGGAGTTCTTCCTGGATTGTCTACACTTCTTACTTGATTATCTCTTCTTTTTGCTCTAACAAGAATTTTTCCTCCAATTTTAGTAGCTTCCCATATATCATCTACCCACTTAGTTTCTATAACTTCTCCCTTTTTTCTCTTTTTATATGTGTCTTTTACCATTTTTCTAAATGGTCTATCTGGGTCATATTTATTAGGTGATAATTTAAATTTAATAGCTCTTAATGATTTCCATTCAACTTGAACTACACGAATACGATTTTCTTGACCATGAGATTGGTCTATCCATTGAAATCCACTATTATAATCATTTATATCGTTACCATAAATACTTCTCATTACATCTAATTCTTTTAAATCTTTTTCAGTTAACCATTGTTTAAATTCATCATTAATTTCATTTACAGATAACCATCTTTCTTCTCCCACCCAAGCAGCGTCGTCTAAATAATCAGAATGAATAGTTGAATCGTAAATAACTGAACGCGGGTCTACTCTACGAGCTTGAGGGTCTCCATTCAATATATCAATTTTATAAATTTCTTTTCCTGTTACTAATAAATCTCTAAACCCTTCTTTAAATTTATCTTTTAAATTATATCTATTTAGTATATATTCTAATCCGTCTTGAGCAACTTCTTCTACCATTTCTCTATAGTTATATTTCATATATATATCTATATCTTCAGGCACAGGCATGCCTTGACCTTCGTCTGTTATAGGTTCTCCATATGTTTCTTCAAATTCTTGATGTATATCTTTTAATAAAGCATTCATTTTTAAAGCAACTTTATAGTCCAATTTTCTAATTACAGCTTCTTTGTTAACTGTAGAAACTTTCATATCTATAGGTCTTTTTAATTCTTCTCCTATAAGTAAATCAATTTTAGGAGTTATAATAGGATAATTTACAAGTCTTGCTGGATAACTTAATCCGTACTGTTCTGTAATATATGTATAGTCAGCTTGATTTATTTTACCATTATATACAGCATAATTTCCAATATCTTTATTTCTAGAAGATTGATATGTACTATCATCATATGACATAAATCCTATAATTGCATTTAACACATTATCGCACCATTCTTTATTTTTCTCTTTTTCTGAAACCATCATAGATGGAAAAGGGGTAGTTTTTCTCATTTTAATTTAATTTTATTGGTGTTCCATTTAAACCTCTTGTATAATATTTAAGACCTATATCTATTGTTTCTTCTTTTTCCTGAACTCTCATTCTGTAATTATCTATATTATGAATCAAACATATACCAAAAGCCATAGCTCGGTCTGTATTTTGTAATCCATAATTAGCTAATTCATCTATTAAACTTAAAAACCAAATTTCTTTAATATTTTCTCTAATATAATCATCTATCAAATCTTCCAATAAAGCTTTCACTTGTTTATTCATATGAACACCATATTGATTTCTTGTTCTAGAACCTGGATTATGAGCAGACTCTGGTTTTTCTTTCAAATATTTTAAAGCATTCATACGTTTAAAATAATCCAAAATACCTATCTTTGTATATTCTACCAACATCTTAGCATTATAATACACAGCTAACTTCAAACACCCATCCCAAAAATCTTCTTTTTTCTTAGGTCTGTCAGTATATTCAGCTACAACGTAATCGCTTGGAATATTTGTATTTGCAAATCTACGATAAATTATTGCACTTCCCAAAGAATCTGACGCTCC